GAAGAGTTTGAACCAAAACACCCTCAATTAGAGCCTCCAAGAGTAGGTCCAGACCCTCAAGCATTACGAAATCCAAGGCCCCCTAGTCCAGAAACTCTTAAAGTTTTTGTTGGCATACCGTTAGTACAAAATCCGGATTTAGAGCGACCAAGACTTGTTGGAAAAGTCGGTCAGGTTACGATTACAGATTCGGATTCTGGAAATATTAATGTGACTTTGACAGGGGTTGCTGGAACGAGCGGTGTTGGATCGGTCAGCGTGGATCAATCTGTGGCTAATATAACAGGAGTTGCTGGAACGAGTGGTATAGGTTCAGTTACTGTAAACGTTACTTCGGCAACTACATATACAGTAACGGTTCAATCTTATGGTGGTGCAAATGTTTATTACATCGATGGGGTAAGACAACCGACATTAAACCTATCTGAAGGAAGCACATACATTTTTGATTGGTCCGCTGCCACTGGGCATCCATTAAGATTTTCAACTACGTCTGATGGCACTCATGGAGGCGGAAGCGAGTATACAACGGGTGTTACTATTGATACTGGTAATTACAAATCCACCATAACAGTAGCGGTTGGAGCACCTACACTTTATTATTACTGTCAATATCATAGCGGCATGGGAGGTCAGATTAACACACCATGAGCTTTACATTTCTTCAACTGAAAGATGCGATAAAAGATTATACAAATTACGAAGAAACAACCTTCGTTAATAATATCCCTATGTTCATTCGTCTAGCCGAAGAACGTATTTTAAAAAGGGTTCAACTAAGCTTATTCAGAAAAAATGCAAATGCCTCAACTCAAGCTAGTAATCAGTATCTCTCAGTGCCTTCTGACTTCTTAGCCCCTTTTTCTTTAAGTCTTGCAGGCACTGATGGGGACAGGGTTTTTGTTGAGTTCAAAGATCCAAGTTTTGTTCAAACGTATACTCCAGATTCTACAACAACGGGTATTCCAAGGTATTATTCGCAATTTGATGTAAATAACTTTCTTTTAGCACCTACTCCAAACGCGGCGTTTACTGCAGAGCTTCATTATTTTTATCGCCCTCAAAGCCTGACGGCCTTATCTGACTCAAGTGTTTCTTGGCTAAGTGAAAACGCGGAGATGGCACTATTATATGGTGCGCTGGTTGAAGCGTACATTTTTATGAAGGGCGAACAAGATATAATGGCGATGTACGACAAACGGTTTGAAGACGCTATTATTGGTATAAAAATGCTTGGTGAAGCAAAAGAAACTACCGATGAATATAGAATGGGTAAAGTAATTAGGAAAAAGACTTGATGTTTAAAATTGAAGCAAGTGTACCACAAAACGAATCTGTTGTGGATATTAGAACGACCAACAAGCGAGGGTTTACACCTGAAGAGCTTGCAGAACAGTGTGTTGAACGGATAATTTCCGTTTCTGATAACGCTCATCCAGGCATACGCGATCAAGCTCATGCCTTTTCTAAACACCTCGAAAAGCTTGTTGCCTTCTACATGAGACAGGCTATTCACAGCGACCGCACAACTGTGTATAATGCAATAACGGACGCTGGTCATCCTAAATTGGCAGAACTTATAAGGAGACTCTAAATGGCCTTTTCTGGAAACTTTATGTGCACGTCTTTTAAGAAAGAATTGCTTGAAGGAAAGCATGATTTCACTAATGGACAAGATGTTTATAAGCTTGCTCTTTATACCAACAGTGCAAGTTTTGATGCAGCGACCACAGCATACACCACGTCTAATGAAGTAAGTGCGTCTGGCACATATAGCGCGGGTGGTGGTGCCTTAACCAATGTAACGCCAACCACATCATCGACAACAGCGTTCACAGACTTTGCGGACAAGACATATAGTTCAGCGACAATTACGGCTCGTGGTGCTTTGATTTACAACACGCAAACGGGTGGTGGTTCAAGCACAACTAATACTGTGGTGGTTTTGGATTTTGGTTCTGACAAGTCTTCCACATCTGGTGATTTTCAAATTGTGTTTCCTACAGCTGCTGCGGGTAGTGCGATTATACGAATCGCGTAAGCGAGGTTAACATGGCTAACGTTTATGGAAACCGTATCAAGGTCGAAACCTCGACCACAGGCACGGGTACAATTACTCTGGGGTCTGCGGTTAGTGGCTTTCAAACTTTTGCAAATGGTGGCATAAGTGATGGGAACACCGTAGCTTACACGATAGAAGATGGTGCAAATTTCGAGATAGGAACGGGCACGTATACTTCCTCTGGTACTACGTTGAGCAGATCCGTTACTGAAAGTAGCAATTCAGACAGTGCAATTAATTTAAGTGGTAACGCTGTTGTTTTCGTTACGCCAAGAGCCACGGACCTTCCTTTTACAGATGGGGCTGTTTTTACAGCACCAATAACAGTTGGCAATGGCTCTACCAGTGCTGGTTCTGTTAAGTTTTTAGAAGACTCTGATAATGGAACTAATGGTATTACACTTAGTGGTCCTGCATCTACGAGCGATGTAACATTTACCCTACCCTCAGCCGATGGCAGTGCTGATACGTTTTTGAAAACTGACGGCAGTGGAAATTTATCGTTTGCCACGGCTGGTGGTGCTGATCTCTATAGCGTAAATACGAGTGGCTCACCTACTAATCCTACGAGTACGGGAACTGGTGGTGTAGCAATAGGAGATGGGTGTGAAGCGTCAGGAACGGCTGCAGTTGCGATAGGACGAGATTCAAAGGCGAGTACATACTCAGTTGCAATTGGAGAAACGGCGCAAGCACTTGGCGCTAATTCAATAGTTATTGGTAGAAATGATTCGGCAAGTGCTAGTTACCTCGCCCAAACAGTTCAAATCGGAGGCCAAAGCACCGCTAAAGATTTAACAAACAATCAAGTTTGTATTGGTATGTACGCCGTTACAGATGGAGAGGGTTCTGTAGCGTTTGTTAATTCAAGAGCGGCTGGAACTCACGGTTTTGCTGCAGCGATTCAAAGTAATTCATCCTCTTATGGAACACAGGGTGGCACAGTCGGAAATATAGCGATGGGTCGTTATGCAAAATGTGATGGCGGAAGTTCTGTGGCGATTGGTAATTCATCCAAAGCGGATGGCAGTAATGATGTTGCCATTGGAGTTAATGCAAATTGCGAAAATTCTGGAGGAAACCAAGTAGCTCTTGGTTATAACGCCACAACCAATTATGAATATGGTACTGCTATCGGCTATAATTCCGCAACCAACAGCGTTTCACAGTTTGCGTTTCAAGGGCATGGGTATAGAGGCGAGGGAGAGGCTCAATTTTCCCTTTATAATTTGCTGCAGCAAACCACGGACGCGACTCAAGCAACTATGTCAGCGTATAGTGGCACCAGCTTAGATAAAGCCCAGATAATGCTGCCAAATTACAGCCTGTTTCGATTCAAAGGCACAGTCATGGGACGGCAATCGCAATCGACTGGCACCGACATGTCCGCTTTTGATGTTGAAGGTCTCATCACTCGCGAAGCAAATGCTGGTACTACTACATTGATTACGAGCAGTGTAACAACTGTGAATAATGCGGGGGGATTTGGCGGCGTAGCTCTATCCGCCGACACAACTAACGGGGCTTTATCAATAAAAGTAACTGGTAAGAGTTCCACAACCATACGTTGGCTTGGATCAATTCAAACTAACGAGATTGTCTACCCATATTAAATAGGACCCCTCTAATGGCAATTAAACACGATATTTCATCTACTGAGTCCGCTTATGGCGTGGCATTCAGCAATGCCTATTATCGAATTGTTTCGACAAGTATACTCCGACAAGATTTGCCGCAAAAATTTATGGTAACTATTGATGTAAGTGCATATGCTACCAGTGATGTAAAAAATAACACATCTTCTGTCAAATTTGATCGATATAATGTTGATCTTGCTGCTATTGAAGCTACGGCTGGAGATGACTTTTTAAGTAAATGTTATACTTGGGTGATGACTAAGCTGCCTGGTAGTGCGGCAGTTTAAGTGGCTTACAAACCCAAATCTGGAGAGCCATAAGGTATGTTAGGTTTTTCCCCGATAGCTGCTGGACCACTAGCTTCTACCGGAATTTTTGTAACAAGAATTGCTGTCACTGGGTTAACTAGCACGGGCTCAGTAGGATCTGTCACTTTAGTAACAGATCAAAATATATCGGCAACTGGACTAGCTGGAACAGGTCAAGTTGGATCTGTTTCAACGGGCGGTGACGCAATTGTTGAAGTCACGGGCTTGTCCGCAACAGGGTCTGTGGGATCACTTGTTGTTGAAACTGACGGTAATATTGCTGTTACGGGTTTGGTTGCAACAGGTGGTGTTGGATCTGTCACTTTAGTAACAGATCAAACTATATCCGTGACAGGATTGGCAAGTACAAGCAGCGTTGGTTCTGTTTCCGTAATAATCAATGTTATTCCCGAAATCACAGGTGTTTCGGCAACAGGCGTTGTTAATGACGTATCTCTCTCTACAGATCAGAACATATCAGTTACTGGTTTAGCTGGAACAGGGCAAGTTCCTGCAGACGACATCGTAGTATCAATAAACAGTATCATACCGATTGTTTTTACAGAGGTTGCAACAGGGCAAGTTGGCTCTCCCACCATTCAAACCAGCACTTCGTTTACAGTAGACGGAGTATCGGGTATCGGTGAGGTAGGAACTGTGTTAGTGTGGGGCAATATAGTACCTGATTACGACGCGGTATGGACAGAAATTATAGCTGCATAGGAAGACTAAATGCCTAGCACATACGCAGATAATAGTGGCTACGAGCTTATTAGAAACGGAGAAAAGTCCGGAACTTGGGGCTCAATAACGAATGTAAACTGGAATATTACAGACCGTTTAACCAACGGAATTGTAACGCTAACACTTTCCGGAACCACTCATACTTTT